ACTTCAGCAGAAAGCATAACGGAGGTGCATTATGAGCTATAACACAAAGAATTACACCGAACAGGGCGGTGAAAAAACCGTCATCGGTGGTACTTTGGAGATTAAACAGGAGGCCTCGGTAACAGGGCTTCCTATTGCAGAGAATCAAGCAGATAGCACTGCTACAGATGTAGCAGGTCTTACCACAGATTTCAATGCCCTACTTGCTAAGCTAAAAGCGGCTGGTTTGATGGTGGCCGACGAATAATCACTGGAAGGAGGCAGTCAGTATATGACAACGGATAATCTTCTGCCTAAAGTAAAAGCAAACTTAATTATGTCGCATGATGCAGATGACGGCCTTCTGTTACATTACATCAAAGCGGCTGTCTCCTATGCGGAGAGTTACCAACACGTCACTGAGGGATATTACACCGAAAACACCATGCCACCCACCACGGAACAGGCAGTAATTATGCTGTCGAGTCATTTCTTTGAGTCTAGAGATGGCTCGACGGCTGGTTTCTTTGCTGATAGTGTTCAGGCTGGTCAGCAGGTATGGAACACGGTGAACCTACTTCTACGGCTTGACCGGGATTGGAAGGTGTGACATGAGTTTTGGAAAAATGAATACTTTCATCGATATCATCAGCACAGTACCTGTTAAGGACACGGAAGGTTTCGTTAAAAAGGGTGACAACATACTCGCCAGTGTAAGAGCCTACAAGGAAGATAGGCATGGCAGTGAGCGATGGACGAATATGGCCTCATTTTCCAATGCATCGTCACTATTTCGGTTTAGGAAAATCTCTGGAATTAAGGTTACAACCAAAATGGTTATAGCATGCGAAGATGGAAGATACCAGATTTTAAGTGTTGAAGATGTAAGAGGCCGTGGAATGTATATTGAGGTTTTGGCAGAAAAGCTGGAATCATCAACTGTGAGGTGATGGATGTGGCAAAAGTTAATATAAAGATGCCGGAGGAATTTCTTTTAAAGGTATCCCGGTTAGCTGACCAGACGGATGTAATTCTTCCTAAGGTATTGGAAGCCGGTGGTGAGGTTGTGTTGGATAAAGTCAAAGAAAACCTGAACGATGTGGTCGGTAAGGATACGAAATACCCATCCAAAAGTACTGGTGAGCTTATATCTTCATTAGGACTCTCAGACGCAAAACAGGATAGAGACGGTAACTTCAATGTGAAAGTCGGCTTTGCGGAGCCACGGTCTGATGGGGAGAGCAATGCTAAAATTGCTGGCATCATTGAATATGGAAAGCATGGCCAGCCTGCAAAACCTTTCTTGAAACCGGCAAGAACTGCATCCAGGAAATCTTGTACCAATGCAATGATAGCCAAGCTGGAAGAGGAGATCAACAAGATATGAATATTTTAGAAGAACTGAATACCCTTATAACCGCCATATCGCTCCCCGTGGAAACCGGAGTTTTTTCCGATTTGGCACCAGATGAGTATGCCGTGATAATCCCACTTTCAGATATCTTTGAAGTCCATGCAGATAATCGCCCTGGGTTTGATGTACAAGAGGCACGGATATCGCTGTTCTCAAAGAATAATTACTTAGAGCGGAAAAGGCAGCTCACACAGACTTTATTGAATGCCGATTTTACAGTGGCTGAGCGTCGGTATATCGGTCACGAGGACGATACCGGATATCATCATTACGCCATTGATGTGGCGAAAAACTATAGATTGGAGGAATAACACATGGCAACTATTGGTCTAGATAGACTGTACTACTCAAAAATCACTGAAGATGTTAACGGCGAAGAAACCTACGCTGTGCCTTCGGTGCTCGCAAAAGCCATCACCGCCGAACTCTCAGTAGAGCTGGTGGAAGCAATTCTGTACGCGGATGACGGTGCTGCAGAAGTTGTGAAGGATTTTAACAGCGGCACACTAACCCTCGGCGTGGATGACATTGGCCCGACAGTCGCTGCGGATTTAACAGGTGCATCAACCGATGACAACGGTGTGCTGATCTCTGCAAGCGAAAATGTGGGTACACCTGTAGCGGTAGGCTTTCGTGCACAGAAGGCAAACGGGACATACCGATATTTTTGGCTGTACCGCGTAAAATTCGGACTACCGGCAACGAACCTACAGACAAAAGCTGACTCTATTACCTTTTCAACACCTACTATTGAAGGAACCGTTATGCGCAGAAATAAGCTGGATGGCATGGGTAAACACCCTTGGAAAGCAGAGGTCACAGAAGGCGATCCCGGTGTTTCATCAACCACCATCACCGGTTGGTTTACTGAAGTTTACGAACCAGTTTACACACCGGAACCATAGGAGGAAAAAAGATGGATAATGAGAGAAGCTCCGCTATCAACATTGGCGGCAAAGAGTATGAACTTGTTCTAACCACACGTGCGACAAAAGCGATTGCCGGTCGATATGGTGGTCTTGAAAACCTTGGAGAAAAACTGATGAAGTCAGAGAACTTCGAGATGGCACTGGACGAGATTGTTTGGCTAATCACGCTACTTGCAAATCAATCCATTTTGATTCGCAACCTTAAGAATAAGAACGCACCTGAGGAATTGCTTACCGAGGAAGAGGTAGAACTTCTCACTTCACCTCTTGACTTGGCTGCATATAAAAATGCAATTACCGAAGCGATGTTTAAAGGTACAAAGCGCGACGTAGAAAGTGAGGAAGAAACTCCAAAAAACGTGGAAGTCGGGTAACGGACGCAGAAGTCTTTACCCGGCTTTTTTACTATGGAACAGTTCAGATGGGCATGGATGCAGAGGAATTCTGGCTTATGCCTATCGGACTGTTTTTTGATTTATGGGCCTGCCATAAACAATGGCATGGAATTGAAAAGCCGAAGAAAACCCGGACTATTGACGATATTATCCCGCCGGGTATTTAGGAGGAGGTGAAGGCATGGCAGACAATTTTGGTTTAAAAATAGGTGTTGAGGGCGAGCGTGAATTTAAGAAAGCTCTTTCCGAAATCAATCAGTCCTTTAAGGTACTGGGCAGTGAAATGACCCTTGTAACCAGTCAGTTTGATAAAAACGATAAATCCATACAATCAGTTACCGCTCGAAATGCAGTTCTGAATAAAGAAATCGACGCGCAGAAAGAGAAGATTTCCACACTCAAGGCTGCTCTTGACAATGCCTCCTCCTCTTTTGGTGAAAATGACCGCCGCACTCAAAACTGGCAGATTCAGCTGAACAAGGCACAAGCGGAACTTAATGGCATGGAACGTGAACTTGAGCAGTCAGCAGTGGAGGCAGATAATCTCGGTGATGAATTGGACGATTCCGGTAAAAGTGCCGAAGATGCTGGCGGCAGGTTTGAAAAACTCGGAGGTGTACTCAAGGGCATTGGTGTGGCGATGGGAGCTGTTGCCGTTGCTGCTGGAGCCGCTGCTATAAAGTTAGGCAAAGAGGTTGTTCAACAGTTCGGAGAGTTGGAACAGAACCTTGGTGGCTCAGAGGCGGTTTTCGGTGCATACGCTGCGTCGATTCAGAAAACCGGTGAAGAGGCCTATAAAAATCTCGGAGTCTCCCAAAGCGAGTATCTCGCTACTGCCAACAAAATGGGTGCGTTGTTCCAAGGTTCAGGTATACAGCAACAGAAAAGCCTTGAGCTAACCGAAAAAGCCATGCAACGTGCAGCAGACATGGCATCCGTTATGGGAATAGATATGTCTACTGCGATGGAGGCTGTCACAGGTGCTGCAAAGGGCAACTTCACCATGATGGATAACCTCGGTGTTGCTATGAACGCTACCAACATCCAAGCCTATGCTCTCGCAAAGGGTCTGGATTTCACATGGAATACCGCTACACAAGCGGAAAAAGCAGAAGTTGCAATGCAGATGTTTTTCGAGAACACCGAGCAGTATGCTGGCAACTTTGCAAAAGAATCGACTCAGACCATTTCTGGTTCGATTGGGTTGTTACAGGCTGCGGTTGGCTCTTTTACAGCAGGACTTGGCAATGCTAATGCGGATATGACAAATCTGACTGAGAATCTTGTTGATGCTTTCCAAGCGGTTGTCACTAACATTGTACCGGTTTTAGAAAACATCGTAGCAGCATTACCAACAGCGACGGGAGCAATTTTAGCAGCGGTTGGTGACTTGCTTCCCATGCTCCTTGATTTAGTCACACATATATTCACTCAGGTATTAGAAACGATTTTGAATCTCTTACCCGAACTTATCCCAGCAGCGGTTAGTGCTTTAATGACGATTGTAGGTGCTTTGATTGATAATCTTCCTTTGCTCATAAATGCAGCCATAGAACTGGTAACTGCACTTGTGGAGGGTATTGGCATAGCTTTACCGCAGCTCATACCCGCAGCGGTTTCGGCGGTCACGAAGATTGTACAGGGATTGATTGAGAACTTGCCAATGCTACTGGATGCGGCTTTGCAGTTGATTATAGGATTAGCACAGGGATTGGTGGACGCGAT